GCAAGCCACTGCCTCGCGCCCATCGCAACCTTCGCTGCGTTTGGGTCGATCTGCTCAGTCTCGACCTTCTCAGCCAGCGCCTCAATGCGCTCAGCGTTCGCCAACGCTCTGGCGTTTCGCACGATCTCGTACCGCTCCATCAAGACAGGATCGGACTGCATCTTCCGCCACACCACGCCGTAAGGCACGTCGCTGCCGCTCACAAAGGATCGCAGCGTGTTGCCCTCTGCCAAATGTTCCCAGAGTTGCTCCCAGAAGTCTGGCTTGGAAAGAATAGCTAACGCCTTCTCTTGTCGCGCCCGCTTAATTGGTGTCCCTGCCATCAGTCGTCGCTCGCATGCACATAGGTTGATACGTCTTCGTAGTCCAGGTCGTAGCCTTCCAATGCCACGACGTCGAAGTTGCTATACGTCTTTTTCTGCCTCTCCGAGTGATCCACCTTCCTCGAGAGTCGCACCTGAGTCTTGCCCTTGACTTCTTCGGCATAGACTCGCCTCCAGACGCGCTCGCTCGTGCTGAATCTGAGACCGCAGCTCGTACACTCTCTCCGGCGTCGCGCCTCGGTCGGGAACTGGTAGACCTTCACGACCTCGCTCGGTTTCGAGCATTTTGGGCATTTCATCTGTCCGGTAACTCGTGCTTAGCCATTTTCATCCAGTCGTCAAGGCGCTGGATCACGAGGAACTCTCGCTTGTCGCCGCGGCAAACGACGACTGGGACTTCATACGGCGGAGCACACGCCGCCTTTGCTTGGTCGATCCAGTCATAGACCGCAATCGACTTGCGCCGCTTCACCTCGAGCACGAACTGCCCCAGGCGAATGTCGCAGCCACCATCTCTGGCCTGCCCTAGTTCACGCTTGACTACCCAGCCCGTACCGTCCGCGATCTTCTCGCACACCTCACGCTCGGTCTCTGCCCCGCGTTCTCTTTGTCGCTTTCCCATCTACCACCCCGCTGTAATTCTGCCAAGGTCAACGGCCTTGCACAGTTCAGCGATCAATGGCCGCACCCTCCTGCGCAAAGTCTTACTCTCTCGTCGTTGCATCCTACGCTTATCAGCGTGACGCCAATAATAGACCTGATGATACTCCTTGCGGGACTTCTTCGGCTTTGAGCGCCAGCCATCCGGCTGCCTTGCCAAGTCCACGGCGTCGCAGATTATTTCCTTCACCTGGTTCTGCTCAATCGTCTGCCGCACCATCTCCGCAATCTTCTCAGGAGAGTAACCCTTCTTTTTATGCGCGGTCTTGTGCCAGGTGTGCGGACGCCCGCCCGTGTTCTCGATCAGGCAGACCGGGCATCGTTTTACTTGCCCCATCGCGGCCTCCAGTCGTATATGCCGTTCCGCTTCGGAGGGTCTCGGTACTTGTGCTCGTCAGCCTCTGCTGCCGCGGCACCGAAGTTATCAAACACCCCCAGCTGCTTCGGGATGACCCTACCGTCCGCCCCGCGCCTCCACAGCACGAACTCTTCCTTGCCATTGATTGTCTGGTGCCGGATTGAAAACCGCCCACAGGCCGACGTCTTCCCCCAGTTCTCGGACTCCTCCCAGACCAGCGGCCCGGTAAGGTTCAGCTTACCCTGCGTCATTAGCCCACCCGGGTCGCTTGCCCACCTCGCCATGTTGGTCAGCGTAGTGGACTAACCTTGCACCAAAGTGCTGTTGAAATGTCTTCATCAACTGATAGTCATCTTTGCCCATCTGTTCGAGCATCCTCTTGGCTAGTGGCGTATCTGCAACATGTTGCGCCAACGCAACACCTTTAGGCTTGTCCGTCTTGTATCTCACCTTCCACCCCAATGACCGAAGGTCATGTCCGAATGTCCGAGTCCTAAAGGACTCTCGGACATTTTCGGACATAATTGACCCGCCGAAATTGTCCGGTTCGGACATTTTCGGACATTTTCGGACATCACGGTTCCCCCAGCATACTGCCGCCTACACTGGCCTTTAGGAAGGGCGACATCATCAACTTTTCGACCGCATCGTGGACAGACTGCCGCGGCACCCCACACTCCCGGCCCACCTGGCGCATCTCCTCGACCGTCCAAACAAGCGGCGTATCAGACCGCTTCTGGCGCTCCCTGAGCGCCGCAAGGATCGTCCGCTGTGCCTTCCCTTGGGGCGAGTGAGCTACCGCCGGCTTACCCGGCGCCGTCGCCTCCCTCATCACCAGAGACTTGACCGGCTCACCGTACTTGTCCATCCGCCCAAGCGACACCTCCACCGCCTCGTATCCAAGTGGAGACAGGCTGGCCGTATCCTTAAACCGCTCACGGCTCACCGACACCACCATGGCCTGCGCGTCTGGCCGCTCCACGATGTACTCGGCGTCGGGGTTTGCCATCAGCGCGCTGGCGCCTCGTGGCCGCTTGGCATCACCGTGCCCGCTGTGCGCCACGAGCAATACCGTGGCCGTGTACCGCTCGCGCAGCCCGATGGTGAGCTTAGAGAGATACTCGGCCACCTCTTGGTTGGAGTTCTCATCAAGGCCCGCACTGAACTTGCTGAAGGTATCCACGATGATAAGCGCCGGTCGTACTCCCGCCTCGTCAATAGACTGCTGGAGCATGGACATCTCCTCCTCGGCGTTTAGGTTGGCGACAGACTCAAGCGCCATGAGCCGCAGCTCATCTAAGTCGCGCCCCTTGCCGTGCTCCTGCATCCATGCTTCAGCGCGACGGCCCAAACCGGCACCCTCGCCCGACAGGATGACCACGGCGTTGTCCGCCATGGCGATGCGCATAGCCCACTCAAGCGCGATAAACGACTTAAACGACGCTCTAGGCCCGGCCAACACGGCCAGCACATTGGCCTCGAGTACGTTGTGGATCAACCACGTCGCCTCGCGCCGCTCGGTCACGATCTCGCCGATAGGTCGCAGGATGAGACGACGGCCGGTGACTATGCCACCAGGTGTCACACTTTGCGCCAGCAGCTCTGGCTCAGCGTGCCGAATCATCCCCTGCGCCTCTGGCACGTCGTCGTACTGCATTGGCGGCTCCTCCCGCTTCGGTGGCCCAACCCGCACCGCCTCTGGCACGGACACCCAACCGCCTGCCTTGGCGGCATTGAATAGGCTACCGAGAGTGACGCCGCCGCCGCGATCCAGGTGGAACGACTGCCAGCGGTACTCGATGTCTGCGCGCCCGGCGTAGGACGCGGGCAGCACGCCAGTGATGCCGCCGGATGACCAGGAGTCCCACAGTTCTAGCCCGTCATCGGCTCCGCCAGAGGCGTAATGCAGCGCCATGCCTACCATGAGCCACGGGTCGTAGTCAGCCGGGTCGATGAACGACAGCGCCTCAGTGATCCGCGGCAGGTCGCGCTGGAAGTCCCCGCTGGTACCAGGCTTCGGCGGCAGCTTTGCCGCCAGTTCCGCGGGCAGCTCAAGATCCATGCGCCGCTCGTCGATCAGCCCCGCCGGTAGCGACTTGATGTCGCCCATCGGGCCGCTCTGGCCGTAGTGCAGCGGCCACCAGATGATGTACCCGCCCTCGGCGCGGATGTCGAGGCCGTCTCGGCGCACCTTGCCAAGCGTAACCGACGCGCCGCCGCGAATTTTCACACCGGATGGTGTCGAGAACAGGTAATGCCTACCGCCGCTGCCGCCGCCGGTCTGGTGTACCTTGGTGCTTACCAGAGCCGCTTGATTTTCTGTAAGCCAGTCCTGAGCAGCCGCGCCAGCCTTGCTGGTATCGAAGTCGATGACGGCAAGCCCGGTGCGGCTGCCGGTTGGAACCCCAACGAGTGCGTCAGGGTGACTGGCCCAGAGTCGACGAATTTGGGCTTCGTCTTGCGTGGCGTCTTTGAATCCGTTTCGGGTGAGCGGGCTTTTGGCTTTGAGCGTGCGCCCTTCTTGGTCTGTTTCATCTTTTCTCCTGCACGGGAATACGGGGTACTTCTTCGCCAGCTCGAGGATACGCTCGACTGGCACGATGGCGGTGAGTTCTGGCTTCATGGGTACAAATCCGGCCGCAGCTTCTGCCTGGACACCCCACTTGCGACCTCGAGAGGGATGGCCTTTAGGGCAGGCACCCTGCCCCTTCTTATCCAATACTGCACCGCCTGCTGGCTGACGCCTAGCCTCTTGGCCGTGGCCGTTTGACCGCCCAATACGTCCACAGCGTGGAGGAGGGCGATAGATTCGCTGGTTGGCTTTTTCATAACCGACAAACCTACCTTGTGCCTACTTTACGGTCAAGCGAATTATTTTCACAAATAGGGCTTGTGTTCTGTTTTGCCACTTGCTACATTCTTATCTCCACGGCAGGGTGCCGGACGAAGCGATCAAAGGAGACAGCAAAATGTTTGACAAGTACGAAGAGCACATCCGAGACAGCGCAATCGACAACAGCCGATTTGACGGGTTCTGCCGCGGCGACTTGTGGCGCGAAGAACTCGAGACTTATGAGGTGGTCGTCGGCCGTATGCGCTGCTGGCACGGCAAGGTTGAGGTTGTCGAAGTTAACACCAGCAGCGGCTCGGATTATTACGTTCGCGTCAACGGCCGCATGGTTACGGATCTTATGGAGCGTGACCGCGCAATCGAAGTTGGCCGCTGGTGGATCAACGGGGCGTCGGCATGAACCGCCCCCTCTGCCCGAATTACGAGATCGAACTCGAAGACATCGACGGTTACGCACGCCAAGTGGTCGGCGGATACGTCTGGTACGTCCAGGGCGTCAAGCAGCCGTGGAGCAAGCGCGACACGTTTGAAGAGTGCTGCGACGCGGTGCTCGGTGCCGTCAACCGAGTTGGCGCCGCCGAGGCGTTTGGTCTCGACGCCTAACCCGGCACAGGAGCGCACCATGCACATCATTAATTTCATCAACCACGACACCTCCATGATGTCAGCCGTACACCTCACGAAGAGCGGCAAGTACATCGTGCACCTCGCCGACTTGGACTCAGACATGCGCGTCGGCGTCTCTCGCATCTTCTCGAGCGTTGACGACGCGGCAGCGTATGCCGAGAAGCTTGTCAAGACGCCTGAGCCTGGCAAGATGATTAACGGCCCGGTGTTCCAATGATCGACCTCATCACGCCAGTCAACCACCACGAATATCAGCAGATAATATTCCTCGCAAAAGTCTTCGGCGCCATCGCGGTCTCTGTGTTGGCTTACGCGATAGCGAATCCTGAAGAGTGGTAAGGAGGCCCAATGAAAATCCTTTTCGCAATCTTGTTCCTCCTGTTTTTGCTCTGGTTCATCCACGGCATCATCGAACACCTGCGCGACCGCCGCTTCCGTAGTGCGTCGCGCAACAGGCTACACGAGAACTGGCGGCAGGTTCCCCCGCCAAACTGGCGCTCCGCACGGAGCGGTAGAGATTACTGGTGAACCGTAACAACAAAGGTAAATACACATGAGCTTGATTATTTCTGCATCTGGTGGCGGCAACTATCCTGAGCGCAAGCCTCTCGAGGCCGGTGCTTACGCAGCCGTCTGTGACATGATCGTAGACCTCGGCGTGCAGCCATCGCCCGGCGGTCAGTTCGCCCCGAAGCGCACAATGATGATCCGCTTTCAGATTCCCTCTGAGCGTGTCGAGATCACGAAGAACGGCGAGACCAAGAGCCTCCCTGCGGTGATCTCCCGCACGCTCGGCTTGAGTCTCAACGAGAAGGCGACGCTGCGGCAGTTGCTCCAGAGCTGGCGCGGTAAGGCGTTCACGCCGGAAGAGTTGAAGCGGTTTGACCTTGCCAACGTGCTTGGCAAGCCCGCGTTCATCAATGTAACGCACAGCGTTAAAGGCGAGAAAACATACGCCAACCTCACGAGCATCATGCCGCTGCCGAAGGGCATGCCAGCCCCGGTGTTGGAAGGCGAGGCGCTGATCTACTCGACCGACGCGCCAGACCCTGACGTGTTCGACAAGCTGCCGGAGTGGGTGCAGGACAAGATCGCTGCCCGCATCATCGACAAGCCCAAGGCTGCAGCGCCCGCACCGAAGGCCGCCGCTGCCCCGGCCGCCGCGGCTGAAGAGTTTGCCGACGACGCGCTGGCGTTTTAATCATGCCTACCCAGCGACAGGGTTATAAGGCAGCCGACGGGAAGAAAATCCCGTCGGTCACTACCATTTTGCGTGTGAAAGACCCAGGAGCTTTGTTGTTATGGGCTTACAAAACAGGACGCGCCCACGGCGTCCTTGAGGGTCAAGGGCAGGATGCGCCTGGTGGACTTTATGAAGGCAACGACGCGCTGGCCGTGGGCACCTGCGTCCACGCCATGTGCGAGGCTTGGGTCAAGGGAGATGACCCGATGCTGGTGCTCGAGAAGGCGATTGAGGCACCATCCGTGGCTGACAAGACGTCGTTCCGTGCGCAGGCCGCCTCCGCCTACTCTGCCTTCGAGTTCTGGGTTAAGGGCACGCAGTTAGAGATTGTCGATTGTGAGGTGCCGGTGATTAGCGAGGCGCACCGATACGGAGGCACATTGGACTTTATTGGGCGCCTTAACGGTAAGTTGGTGCTGGGTGATTTCAAAACTAGCGGCGGCGTGTACGGCGAATATCTTATGCAAATTGCTGCATACGCCAAAGCCTACGAAGAGAGCACCGGCAACAAGATCGATGGCGGGTATCACCTTCTGCGCTTCAGCAAGGAGAACGGCGACTTCGGCCACCACTTCTACCCAAGCCTAGACGACGATGCGTGGCCGGCGTTCCTGCACCTGCGTGCGCTGCACGACCTTAACGAGAAGCTGAAGAAGAGGGCGGCATGAAGATTCGAGAAGATGACCCAGTGTCAAGCCCGCGGCACTATCAGCTGCAACTGCCAGACGGCGATCTGATTGAGGCGATTGACTACATCCACGCCGTCCTTGGCAATGAAATGTTTGTTGCGTACTGTCACGGCTCGGCATTAAAGTACCTTTCACGCGCAGGGCGCAAGATCGACTTTGCGGAAGACCTGCGAAAGGCGGCATGGTTTGCAGTCCGTGCCGCTCAGGTGTTGGAAGAAATAGAAGAGGCCTGACCCACCACACGAGGCGCGCGATACACACTTCGGAGCACCGGCCCCGTCGCGCCAGCCGGAACTTTGATGCCTACAATTTCGTTTGAGCAATACAAGGTCTTGCTCGACCGTAAGCAAAAAGCAAACGGTAGGAGCGTCAAGTACAAAGACCTAATTCAGCAGTGGGGAGTCCCGCACTACCACCTATCAACAGCGGTTTATCGTGGGATCAAGCAGTACGATTACAGGCTATGGAAGGAGGAAACACGATGACCCGCGACGACATTATCCGCATGGCGAGGAATGC